CCAGCGTAACCAAACCATCAGCCCCATTCGAGCTTAACCCCGTCTACATCGGAGCCGACCAAAGCGGGAACAAAAATCATTTTCAGCCGACGAACATCAGCAGTCACGATGTCATGCTGGATGTGCCGACGAATAATTACTGCACTCTTAACCCTTTAGACGATAGGGACACTCCTCTTTCTGAAGGAAATTTAAGGGCTGGAACTGGCTCCACATATAGCACAGCTGCTGGGACATTCGGGATGGAGTCCGGTAAATGGATTTGGTCTACGCGAATAAACAGCACTGGCGGAGGAACTCCAGCACCCGCAATGGTTCCGGCTTCAAAATCTTACGCTGGCGTAAACACTTGGGCTGGCTCGGCGGCGAGTGGTGGGTGGGGGTACGCTTTGTCTACTTATTCAGACCTCTATTACAACGGGTCTGTTTTAGTAAGCAATTTATTCAGTGCTTCCGATGAGGAGGAGATTGCTTGGGCCGTAGACATTGACGCTGGTAAGGCTTGGCTTGGCTCGGTGTCCAGCGGGAGCGTGACTTGGTACAACAGCGGCAACCCAGCAGATGGGACTAACGCTACGTTTACCTTTACTGCTGGTACGGCAATGAAGCCAGCTATTAGTTCTTATGGCAGCGGGTCAAACGGGTCTTTGAATTTTGGTCAGGATGCTACTTACGCTGGACTAGAATCTCCCAGCACTACATACGCAGACTCTAATGGCAATGGATCATTTGGGTTCCAGCCACCGGACGAGTTCTTGGCACTATGCACGGCGAATCTCGATGCCCCAGCCGTTACGCCGTCAGAGCATTTCGCGGCAAAAACGTATGAGGGTGCTGGTGGCGGTGAGGAAATAAACCTTGGGTTCACTCCAGCCCTTACTTGGATTAAAAACAGAGATGATAACGACACTTATCACGGACTTTACGATTCGGTTCGTGGGTTAAGTGCTGGTGCGTTACACATTCAAGAAACTAGCGGAGAGGAATCACCAGTTAATGAGCGCGTTGCATCCTTTGACAGTGATACAGGGAGCGAAGGTTTTACTTTATCTTCTTCTAATTTCACTTACACCAACGCTTCAGGTAAAAACTATGTCGCGTGGAACTGGAAAGCCCACCAGACCCCTTCTGCTTCTTACAGTTACTCCAACACTCTAACTCTTACGGTGGAGAACTTTGATTACAATGACGGCTGGGGAACTACAAAGTTAGAGGTCATTGAAGGAAGCACCTCGCTTGGGTTTGTGTCGTCGCCAGACTATGATAATGAATATGGCGGATACTACGCACAGTACGACATAAAAACAGATGACGTTTCAAAGATTAAACTTGTCTGGAGAACGGTCGATAGCACTGACCCGTGGTATGACATCTATGCTTATCTTGAAAACTCTAGTAGCACTGAATTAGCAAGCTGGGATGGGTATTCTTACTACGGTGGAGGCGGCGAGGGGCCAGACGCACCCGAAGAAGATGATGTATTCTACCCGTCCAGCGGCCACGACAGCACCAACGCATCTACTACTGGCGTGCTGGAGGTGCAAGCAACGTCATCAGTATCCAGTAACTCCGAGAAGTATAACGGTGCGGCGGGATTCACGATGTTTACCTACACGGGTAATTCATCCAGCGATAACGATATGATGCTGTTTAACCACTCGCTAGGTGTTCCGATTGATTTTGCGATTGGTAAGTGTAGAAGCACCCCCTCTGCCTCTGGGGGTAAATGGGTAGTTTGGCACAAGGATTTAACTAATGACGATGGCTCGCTTTACCTAAACGAAACGGAATCAGAAAGTAACACCGACGGAAACAATTACGACGAGGACAGCAGCACTATTGGTTGGTTCCAAAATGTAACATCGGGCACACAGCATCAAGTTAAGATTAGGAATGTTCTGATTTATGATGGCTATAATACCGATACCGTTAGGATGGTAGACAATAGTAAGGACTTTGTTTTCTACGGATTCGCTGGTGTTGAGGGCTATTCAAAGTTTGGAACCTATGAGGGCAACGGCAGCACGGATGGCCCATTTATCTACACCGGATTTCAGCCAAGGTGGATTATGGTGAAGCCCATTGATGACCCTTACGCTTGGTACATTCACGACACCGCGAGAAGTCCCTACAACTATTCTGATAACGAGCTAACCGCAAATACCAGCGGTGAAGAGTACAGCGTTTCGGATGCTGGGGCTGGCGAGCGATTTGATATTATTTCCAATGGATTCAAGCACCGTACCAGTAATGTTGCTATGAACGCTGACAACAAAACTATGGTCTACGCCGCCTTTGCCGAATCACCATTCAAATACGCCAACGCCAGATAGGATTTTACATTATGCCATACATTACAACAGAAGGTCGGGCACTCCCGATGGACAAGAGTTTCACTCACAACAACATAAAATTTGCTTCTAATTGGTTGCGAACAGCACCAGCGGCAGCAAAGGAAGCTCAGGGAATTACTTGGGTTACGCCTGAGGAACCTCCAGTAGTCCGTGCGCCAGTTGATCGTGAGAAGTCTAACGCAGTAATAAAGGCCAAGGATACCGCTGGCAAGCTGTTGGCTGGTTCTGATTGGATGGTTATTGCTAGTGTAGAGCGTAGCCGAGTGGTGGCTGACGATTGGGCAACATTCCGTGCTGCTGTAATTGCTGAAGCGGATCGGCTAGAAGTAGCGTATGTTGCTGCGGAAACCTACGAAGACTTTGATAAAATCAGGCCCGAATGGCCCTTAGATCCGGATCAAAAGGCTAGCTTTGATCGGATAGAGAACGCGGAGGAGGAACCAAAAGATGGCGGAGTATGATCCCAATTCATTGTCAGCACAGTTGGCTCGGATTGAGTCCCGCCAAATTGCTATAGCTGATCGCCTCGATGAGATTGCCGAGCGGATGAACAATCACTCGCTAAGGCTAAAGTATCTCGAAGAATTTCGCTGGAAATTGATTGGAGCTATTGGGCTTGGATCTGCGGGTGGGGCAGCGGCTTTCTCTAAACTGTTTGGTGGAGAATAACATGAAAGATAAACTAAAAAGCAGAAAACTATGGATGGCGATCGGCGGTCTTTTGACTGTCGCCGCTACTGAATGGCTCAACCTCTCTCCTGAGTTAACGGAGCAGGTGGTTAGTGCTGTAATTATAATCGTCCCTGCCTACATCGGAGGACAGGGAATCGTGGACGCTATGAAGGAATACGCATCGTCTGGTAAAGACGGTGACGTAACTCATCGGCCTTAGTAAAAATGGTTCGCTACCATGTTCACCGAGCTTCTAGCTGCTGCCAAAGCTATACCACGAATTGTGGATGCTTTGGAGCGGCTAGGAGACTTGGGAACAGCCATAGCTGCCCAACAACGAAAAGATGAAAAAGATAAAGTGCTTATTGATCTTATTGCTACTGCTCGTGAGCGGAGGCTGCGTCAGCGTGAAGCTGAACGGCTTTCAGGAGATAGCGGAAGCTCATCCGAAGGGCTTGGAGATGGCGGTGGAATCTGAAGAGGGGGCAGCTTTTGTTAAAGCTTTGGGTCTTTATATTAACCAATTAGAACAAAGGATTGAAAGTGAGTGATCTATCCGAAGAAACCCTAGCAAAGATTCATGAATCACTAGCGTCAGAACTGCTGACCCGCATTCAGGAAGGTACTGCTACCCCTACAGACCTAAATGTTGCTCGACAAATGCTGAAGGATAATAATATAACAATATCTCCAGCGGCGTCGTCACCATTAGTGAATATCTTAGAGGAGCTACCATATGACGAAAAGGGCAGCATCATCGACTCAACGGAAATCCGAAAAAGCTCTACAGGGTAATAGAGATTCATCTAGAAGGTATCGAGAAAGACGTTGGTGGTATCGCTTGTTAGAATCTGTTCGGTCTAGGAAAAAGACGGTTCCTAATAAAGGAATAACAAAAGAATTTATAGAGTCATCGTGGGAGAAGCAAAAAGGTCTCTGTTTCTGGACAGGTATCCCACTTTTAAAAAACTCTGAGTTTAAACGCCATCCCCAGCTAGTGAGTTTAGATCGTATAGATACTAAAAAAGGTTACACCCCCGATAATGTTGTTTTGAGTTCTTTGTTTGCTAATTTTGGTAAATCTTCCACCAGCATTAAGGTTTGGTTTTCTTTTCTGCAGGTTCTTCGGGACACCCTAAATCCACTTTGCGGAACCCAGCCTTCCACAAATGTTCAGCTAGTATTGCCGCAGTCTCCCACACAGCCTCCTCATCCCAGTACGATGACGGGCGAGCTTGATGGAGAAGCTCATGAATAAGGGTATCCAAATACTCCTTAGGTGGGGTTCTAGGATCAATCTCAATAAGACCGTCAGGATGAGCCAATCCCATAGCCTTATGACGCCCCAGTTTACGCTCTTTTACCCGAATCTTGAATGTAGGCTTCTCAGAGCCATTCTGAGCGTCTTTCTCTTTCATATGCCTCTAAGTACCACCACACAATAAAAACGTCTCTATGCCCCCTTCTAAGCCCAATAAAGCCCTATCTGTTGATCCTCGTCTTAAAGACTTCAGAAACTTCCTTTATCTTACTTGGAAGCACCTGAACCTTCCCAATCCTACGCCTGTTCAAAACGACATAGCTCAGTACCTGCAGGATGGCGCAAGGCGTACTGTTATTCAAGCTTTCCGTGGGGTAGGTAAATCGTGGATTACCAGTGCCTTTGTATGCCACCAGCTCTTACTGAATCCGAAGCTAAACTTCCTGGTTGTTTCTGCTTCTAAGACCCGTTCTGACGACTTTAGTACGTTTACACTTAGGCTTATCTCGGAAATGCCTATATTGAAGCATCTAAAGCCCCATGAAGACCAAAGATCCTCTAAGATTAGCTTTGATGTAGGGCCAGCTCCTGCTGCCCACGCTCCCAGCGTTAAATCAGTGGGAATAACGGGACAACTCACTGGTTCACGCGCTGACATTATTATTGCTGATGACGTTGAGTCGGCTAACAACAGTATGACCCAGCTGATGAGAGATCGGCTGGGTGAAACTGTTAAGGAGTTCGAGGCCATCTTAAAGCCATCAGGTCGTATTATCTTTCTTGGGACACCTCAGTCGGAAGAAACATTATATAATTCATTGTTGGAGCGTGGCTATGAGACTCGTATTTGGCCTGCACGGTATCCCAAAGATATCGACAGCATATATGGAAATAGACTGGCTCCGTTCTTAGAGGAACGGTTGGCACAGTCATCAGTTGAGATAAGCGATCCTGTAGATCCTGATCGTTTTAATGAGTTAGATCTGCAGGAACGTGAGGCATCCTATGGTAAAGCTGGGTTTGCCCTACAGTTCATGCTGGATAGCCGCTTGAGTGACCTTGAGAAATACCCTCTAAAACTCAAAGACTTTATAGTCCACCCTTGCGACAAGAAATATGGAAGTCCTAGGCTTATCTGGGCAAGTAGCCCCGAGCTTATGCTAAAGGATCTCCCAAGTGTAGGGTTTTCTGGGGATTACTACTACAGACCTATGGAAGTAGGGGAGGGGCACATGGAATATACAGGCTCTGTCATGTCTATTGACCCCTCAGGGCGAGGAGCAGACGAAACAGGGTATTCCGTAGTGAAGATATTAGGTAGTCAGTTATTTGTTACTGAATCTGGAGGACTAAAGGGAGGGTACGACAGACCGACACTCATTCAGTTAGCTAAGGTTGCCCAAAGGAACCAAGTAAACAGGATTGTGGTAGAGGCTAACTTCGGAGATGGTATGTTTGTTAATCTTTTAAGACCTGTCCTTAGGGAACAGAACTATAGTGTCACTATAGAAGAATT